CCGAGCCGTTCGAGCCGATCGAACTGGAGAAGCGGGCCCTGGTGACCATGCCCGGCGGCTGGAAGATGTCGCAGTTGCAAGCGGAGCAACCCAGCACCGGATACGCCGAGTTTAAGCACGAGATCCTGAACGAGATCGCCCGCTGCCTGAACATGCCGTTCAACGTCGCGGCGGGCAACAGCTCGGGCTACAACTACGCGTCCGGCCGGCTCGACCACCAGACCTACTTCAAGGCGATCCGGGTCGAGCAGGTCCACCTCGAGGCCGTCGTCCTCGATCGCGTCCTCGCGGCGTGGTTCGACGAGGCCGCGCTGATCCCCGGTTTGCTGCCCGACGACCTGGGGCCGTTCGTCACCTGGCCGCACCAGTGGTTCTGGGACGGCCACGAGCACGTCGACCCCGCCAAGGAAGCCACCGCCCAGGCGACCCGCCTGGCCAACCTGACCACCACGCTCGCCGACGAGTACGCCCGCCGCGGCCTCGACTGGGAGGCCCAGCTGCGGCAGCGCGCCAAGGAACTGGCCCTCGTCGCCGCGCTCGGGCTGACCCCGGCGCAGGCCCCACCGACCACGAACCCCGAAGAGGAGCCCGACGATGCCGTCGCCACGCCGGACGAATGACGACCACCCACCGCGTCAACTGCGGCTGGAAGCCCCGACCACCCTCGACCTGGAAGCCGCCGGCGAGGGCGGGGCGACCCTGCCGCGCTTCCGCATGGTCGCCTACACCGGCACGCCGATGCGGGTCGCCGGCTGGCGGCACCCGGTCGTCATCGACCTGGCCGGACTGTTGATCCCGTCGCAGTCCCGGCCGATCCGCTTCGGCCACGACCCGCTCTCCGGGGTCGGCCACACCGACGCGGTGCGGGTCGAGGACGGGCAACTCGTCGCCACCGGCCTCGTCTCCCGCGACACGCCGGCGGCCCGCGAGGTCGTGACCTCGGCCCGCAACGGCTTCCCGTGGCAGGCGTCGGTCGGGGCCGGCGTCGAGGAGTTCGAGTTCGTCAAGGAGGGCCAGCAGGTGCTGGTCAACGGCCGCACCTTCACCGGCCCGCTGAACGTCGTCCGCAAGGCCACGCTCGGCGAGATCAGCTTCGTCGACCTGGGGGCCGACGGCCGCACCTCGGCCAGCGTCGCCGCCGAGCAGAGGCTGGAGACCGTAGACCGGAGGCCGGAGGAAGACACCGACGAGCCTTCTGACCTCCAGCCTACAGTCTCCAGCCTACGGTCTGCGGCCATCGCCGAGACCAACCGGATCACGGCGGTGCGGCGGGTCTGCGCCGGGCGGTTCCCCGAGATCGAGAGCCAGGCGATCCGCGACGGCTGGGACGCCATGCGGACCGAACTGGAGGTGCTGCGGTCCACCCGCCCGCGTTCGCCGGGCATCGGCTCGGGCGACGGCGGCGTCAGCGGCGCGGTGCTGGAGGCGGCCTGCCTGCTCACCGCCAAGCTGGAAGGCGTCGAGAAGCTCTACCCGGAGCCGACGCTCGACGCCGCGGCCCGCCGGTTCCGGGGCGGCATCGGCCTGCAGGAACTGCTGCTGGAGGCGGCCTGGGCCAACGGCTACACCGGGCGAAACTTCCGCGACCACCGCACCGTCCTGCGCTACGCCTTCGGCCGGGGCATCGAGGCGGCGTTCTCCACCGTGGACATCGGCGGCATCCTGTCCAACGTCGCCAACAAGTTCCTGCTCGACGGATTCTTCTCGGTCGAACGCACCTGGCGGAACGTCTGCGCCGTGCGGAACGTGTCGGACTTCAAGACGGTGACCAGCTACCGGCTGATCGGCAAGGACCAGTACGAACTGGTCGCGCCGGGGGGCGAGATCAAGCACGGCACGCTCGGCAACGAGACGTACTCGAACCGGGCCGACACCTACGGCCTGATGCTGTCCATCGACCGCCGCGACGTGATCAACGACGACCTCGGCGCGATCACGACCGTGCCGCAGAAACTCGGCCGGGGCTCGGGGCTGAAGATCAACGACGTGTTCTGGATGACCTTCCTGAACAACGCCGCGTTCTTCACGGCGGGCAACGCCAACTTCATCTCCGGCGCGACGACCGCCCTCGGCATCGATGGGCTGACCGCCGGCGAGGTGGCCTTCCTCGACCAGACCGACGGCGACGGCAAGCCGATCGGCGTCATGCCGGCCATCCTGCTGGTGCCGACCGCCCTGTCGGCCATCGGCTCGCAGTTGTTCAAGTCGCTGGAGTTGCGCGACAACGCCTCGACGGCCAAGTACCCGATCACCAACCCGCACCAGGGCAAGTTCCGGGTCGAGGTGAGCCGCTACCTGGGCAACGCCAAGTATCCCGGCTTCTCGGCGAAGGCGTGGTACCTGCTGGCCGAGCCGACCGACCTGCCGGTGATCGAGGTGGCGTTCCTCAACGGCCAGGAGGCCCCGACCATCGAGACGGCCGAGGCCGACTTCCACGTCCTGGGCGTGCAGATGCGCGGGTTCCATGACTTCGGCGTGAGTCTCCAGGACCCGCGCGGTGGCCTCAAAGCAAAAGGAGAGGCATGAGCGAGCAGCACTCCGCCATCGAGGGTTCCACTTTCGCATCGCCGGTCTGTTCGGGGGAAGCGTGGAGCGACATTCCCGGGTTCCCCGATTACCAGGCCAGCGATCTCGGCCGTGTTCGGAGTCGGAAGTGGGGAACCTGGAAAGTGCTTCGCCCGACCGTGCATTCCCGGACGGGGTATCTGGTCGTCAGCCTGCGTGTGGGCGGCCGATACATCGCCCGCAGTGTGCATCGCCTGATCGCCGCAACCTTTCTGGGGGAAGCGGCCGGTCGAGATGTCAATCACAAGAACGGGGACAAGCAGGACAACACGGTCGCCAACCTCGAGTACCTGAGCCGCGGCGACAATCACCGCCACGCTTATCGAACTGGGTTGCGACCGCCGGTCGGCAAGAAGTTGCACGAAGACCAAGTCCGTGAGATCGCAGCGCTCAAGGGCATCCTGACCCAGGAAGCCATTGCCAAGCGGTTTGGCGTGAGCCGCGCAACGATCGGCCGGATTCACAGCGGGGAGCGGCACCGACTGCTGCTGACCTGAACACGAGGAGGCAGACATGGCGCAGGTGATCTTCATCCATGACGGCGGCAGCATCGACCACATCCCGGTGGCCGACGTGGCGGCCGGGGACGTGGTCGTGCAGGGCGAACTGGTCGGGGTCGCCAAGCTCGACATCAAGGCCGGCAAGCTCGGGGCGCTGGCCGTCGTCGGCGTGTTCGACTTCCCGGTCGCGGCCCTGACTGGCTGGGCGGTGGGCGATCTGGCCTACTGGGACAACACCGCCAAGGTCGCCACCGAGACGGCCAGCGGCAACAAGCTGCTGGGCAAGACGGTGCTGGTCGACTCGCGGCCGGGCAGCCCGCACGTCCGCGTCTGGCTCAGCCAGTGAGGAGGCCATGCCCGACCTGCTCCGCACCGGCTCCGACTGGCTGGCCGAGATGCTCAAGGAACACGCCTCGCGGCCGGTCGCGTACCGCCGCGGGGCCGACGAGGTCACGGTGCAAGCGACCATCGGGCGAACGCTGCTCAAGCTCGACGACGGCTACGGCGGCGTGCGGATGGAGTGGACCGACCGCGACTTCCTGATCCACGCCGCCGACCTGGTGCTGAATGGAGTCGCGGTGTTGCCCGAGCGCGGCGACCTGATCCGCGAGACGCAGGGCGGAAAGGTGATCGTGTACGAGGTGATGGCCCCGGGCAAGGAGCCCGCGTGGCGGTGGTCCGACGTGTTCCACAAGGTGCTGCGGGTTCACGCCAAGCAAGTGGGGGTCGAGTAATGCTCGAACTGATGCGACAACTTCTGGGTTTGCACCGCCAAGACCCGGCCGGGCTACGCGAGGCCCTGCCGGTCCTCAAGGCGATCCTGCACTCCGATGCCCTGACCGAAATCGTCCGTGCCACCAAGTCCCCGGTCGACGACCTGGTCCTGCGGGTGCTGCGCGCCCTGGTCCCGCAGGAGTGAGCCATGCCCGCGACCATCCTGGCCCTGGCCGACGCCGTCGTCGAGCAACTGAACGCCACCGCGTTCAGCCAGCCGCTCGTCGCCGTGCGGCACTACCTGCCGGTCTTCGAGCTTTCGGAGATGACGGCATTGAAGGTCAGCGTCGTGCCACGCTCGGTGTCGAGCAAGGCCCTGGACCGCAATCGGGACAGCTTCGACTTCAAGATCGACGTGGCGGTGCAGCGCAAGGTGGAGCCAACGCTGGAGAACCTCGATGCGCTCCTGGAACTGGTGGAGGAGATCGCCGACCACGTCCGCTCGCAGCCGCTGGCCAGCTTCCCGCAAGCCCGCTGCACCGAGGTGGCCAACGAACCGGTGTACGCGGCGGAGCACCTGGAGGAACTCCGCCAGTTCACCAGTGTCCTCACGCTGACCTACCGCGTGTGGAGGTGAGCCGTGATCACGATGACCTTCCAGGCCGCCAAGCAGGGCTTCTTCGACCGCGCCAAGGTCAAGAACGCGGTCGATGCCGGCACGCGACGGGTGTTGTCGCGGTTCGGGGCCTTCGTGCGGCAACGGGCCAAGACCTCCATCCGCAAGAAGAAGGGAACGAGTCCGCCGGGCCAACCGCCGTACTCGCATGTCGGCCTGCTGCGGAAGTTCATCCTGTTCGCCTACGACCCGACCCGCAAGTCGGTCGTGATCGGGCCGACGCTGATCCGCGCGGAGTCGCAGGCCCCGCGCCTGCTCGAACACGGCGGCGAGGCGGTCCGCCGCACCAAGACGAAGACGCGCCGGCTCCGCTACCGCCCCCGGCCGTTCATGGGGCCGGCCTTCGAGGCCGAGCAGGCCCAACTGCCGCCCCTGTGGAAGAACTCGGTCCGCTGAACACAGCCTGCAGTCTGTAGTCCGCAGTCTGCAGCGAGACCAGGAACCCTGGGCTTTGGCTACAGACTACGGACTGCAGACTACGGACTCGCGAGGAGACACCGATGGCCGTGAAACTCGGGCTCGACGCCAAGCTGTACCGCAACACCGGCACGTTCGCCTCGCCCGCCTGGAACGAGATCCAGAACGTCAAGGACGTGACCCTGAACCTCGAGGCGGGCGAGGCCGACGTGACCACCCGCGGCAACGCCGGCTGGCGGGCCACGGTCGCCACGCTCAAGGACGGGTCGATCGAGTTCGAGATGGTCTGGGACACGGCCGACGACGACTTCGCCGCCATCCGGGACACGTTCCTCAACCGCGGGGCGATGGAGTTCGCCGTCATGGACGGTGCCATGAACGTGCCCGGCTCGCAGGGGCTGCGGGCCACCTGCATGGTCACCAACTTCAGCCGCAACGAGTCGCTCGAAGAGGCCATCACCGTCAGCGTCACGGTCAAGCCGACCTTCTCCGTCAACCCGCCCAGCTGGGTCGTCGCCCCCTGATCCACACCCGAGGAGTTACCATGCGTTCGCTTCTGTCTTCCGTCCTGGTCCTCGCCCTCGCGCCGGTCGCGGCCCACGCCGACACGATCCGCATCACGGGCGAGACGAAGTACAAGCCGCATTCGCTCGTCCGGCTCAAGGCCGAGGGCGTCGATGCCAAGGCCGCGCTCCTGTGGCGGGTCTACCCGTCCAAGGACGTGCAGCGGGCCACCAGCCCGCGCGGCGTGCTGGAGTTCGCCGCCCACCCCGGCACCTACGAAGTCGAACTGCTGGTCATCACCAACGCCGACGGGGCTCTGTCGGTCGAAGAGGCCCGC